GGCACCGCCAAGGGTAATGTCCCGGCACTGATCGGCAAGCAGTTGAGTGCCGAAGGTGGGGAGGATAACCGGGGATTTCGGACGTTGAAGCGGATTCGTTCCGCTGCAGTGAAGGGGTCCAGCGGAGTACCAGGAGTAGTAGTTGGAGTCGGGAGTTCACCGGCAACTACAGTACCGGGCATCTAATCGCAGGGAAGATTAGGTGTAGGGGTAGGGGTAGCTACCAGCGCTCCTACCTCGTCCTGCCCCACCAGGGTGAGCCAGTTTCTTTCCCTTCACTGGCTTCGCGGTTCGATTCCGCTTGGGGCACTACTTTCACAGGAGTGGGACAATGGAGCCCTATGATTACAATAGCGGGAACGACAATCAGAAGGCGTGGCAGCGAGTAGCGCGTGCAGCAGTTGCAACGGTGCTACTAGTACTTGTTGGTTTGGTCGCAGTAGCTGTTCGCACAGGTTTCCAAAATCGTGCATTTGCCCAAGCCCGCGAGCAGGCATGCTTCAGCGTTCAAGGCACGCTAGTTTCAGTCAACGGTCGCATCGGTTGCTACCATCTCTACCTTATCCAGCACGGAGCCAGCAATGATGGACGTACTCCCTTCAGTCTCTCCGACCGGTAAGCGAGTTGTTCCTTACGAGGGACCATTGGATGCGGAGATCGTTGTCGTAGCCGAGTCACCAGCCGAAGTAGAGATGCAGCAGGGTCGGCCGTTGGTTGGCCGGGCTGGGAAGATGTGGGATGCGATTCTCAATGCAGCCAGCATCTCGCGCAGCAGCGTGCGGATCGTTAACGCGGTACCCGTCCGCGCACCTGGGGACAAGTTCAGCCGCCACACATGGGAGGATCGTGAGTGGGGGAAGACGTTGATGCAACAGGAACTGCGCCGGGCCGTCGATGCCGGTGCACGAGTGATCATGCCGATGGGGAACAACCCGTTGGCGTGGATTGCTCCAACGCTACCAGCACCGCCGACCTATAGCGACGACGAGACTAAGCAGACTGCCACTGCAGAAAAGTCCCGCATCGGCGCATGGCGCGGCAGTGTATTCCAGTACGGGAATGATATGCAGAGCGTGGAGGATTACTATCATGCCATCTCAGGCAAGGGTGTCGTGTGGGTGCTTCCTACGTACCACCCTGCTGCAGTAGCACGTCAGTTTTCCTGGAACCCGCTGAGCATTCGCGACTTCCAGAAGGCTCGTGCACTCGTAGCAGGTACGCATGAATTCCCGGTCGAACGTGAGTGGTTCGTAAACCGCTATGACCTACTAAGCGATTTCATCGACAAGCTAATTCGCGATGAACACGTAGTATCGATTGACACGGAGTCTTCTCCGTACAAGATCGTTGCGCTGGTAGGGGCTAGCGAAGTGCACACGTTCGCATGGGAGCCGTGGTGCGCAGGGCCAATGGAGCGACTGTTGAAGTCGAGTCGAGTGGTCAAGGTTGCGCACAATGCCGCCCATGACTGGACGTTTTTCTGGAAGATGGGAATCAAGATCGAATTGCCGCATTTTGATACTGGGGGTGGGCATCATATTATCCACGGTGGTGCGCTGCAGAAGAATCTGAGCCCGGCCATCGCCAGTTGGTGGACGGCATATCCGTACCACAAATGGTTGGTAGACCACGATCCGAAGATTTACTGTGGGTTAGACACATGTGTAGCAGCCGATGCCTACAAGCCCCAGCGAGAGCAGCTAAAATTGCGCGGACTGGATGAAGTTAGCGAGCATGATCATCGATTGCTGTATGATTTGCTGGAAATGCAATGGAGCGGGGTGTTGATTAATGAGGAGCTTCGGGAAGAGGCAGCAGTTACGTTGGGCCGGGATTATAAGCGGTATCGTAAGGAGTTTCAGACGCTCGCCCGTAGTGTGGTGGAGAGCAAGCTACGCCGGTTCGACAAGCCGCACTTGTTCCAGACCTTTCCGCAGTGCACATGTTGCCGAGGCGCGAAGAAGTGCGCAACGTGCGCTGGGTTGAACATGACTCCGAAGAAAAAGGCGGATTACGTAGGAATGACCACGAGCAAGAATAGTGGGATGCTGCTTAAGGCTGATCTAGGTGACTATACTGTAGGCGAACTCAAGGAGTTAATGCCAGTCTGCCGCACATGCAGTGGCAAGAAGAAGGTCATGCGATGGAAGGAAATCAATCCCGAGTCACCGGACCAACTCAAGGACATTCTGTACAAGGGCCTGCGGATTTCACCCCGCAAGTTTGACGGTAAGACGACCACACGGGCATCGCAGTTGGCACCCTTGCTAGACAAGGACTGGCTGAATGGCGAGCAGCGCGCGGCAGTAGAAGCGGTACTGGCGTTCAGCAAGGCCGGTGCGGATCTAACAACGATGCTGCGGCTGCAGCCAGATGACGATGGGATGCTGCATTGTGTGTTTGACCCGTGGGGGACAGTGAGTGGTCGAGTGGCGAGCAAAGAAGGGTTGCTGCAGGTGGGGACGAATCTGCAGAATATCCCTGTTAAGCACCGGTATATCATCGTGCCTGAGTTCGGATTCTACTTCGTAGCGCCTGACTACTCGCAGATCGAAACGCGGAACGTCGCGGTAGTATCGCAGGATCAACAGATGCTGGACGCTTTCGTGATCCCTGTTGATTGGCCGGGCAACGAGCGTCACGGGACAATTGACACGCATACGGTACTGCAGCAACATGCGCATGGGATGGATATCATGCTACACCGGGAACAGTGCAAGATTTGGGTATACGGTGGGATGTATGGTGGGCAGGGGAGCCAGTTGTCGAAGGAGATGACGAGCAAGGCATTTGCCACTGATAAGGGAATTGCCGTTAGTGTGCAACAGGGCAACATGCTGGTACAGATGTTGCTGAAGAAGATTTGGCCGGGCCTTAGTCGCTGGCATACGAGTACGCGGGACGCACTACGGAGCAGCCGCCAGTTGGTTAGCCCTACCGGGCGTGTGCGCAAGTGGAACATGTATGTGCTGGACCGGCAAGGGCGGTTGATTCAGAAGATCCTGAATGAGGGTCTAAGCTACTTCCCACAGGATATGGGAGCATGGGTGTTGGCGTTGGGGTTAAAGAACATCAAGGATAATATGCCATTGGAATTGGCGCGGCCGAAGATTCATGTGCATGATGAATTGGTGATCCAGATCCCGCGAGGCCCAGGACGGTTGGTGGATGAAGCACTGGAAGGCATTCAGCGAAGCATGATCGTCAATCAGTGGGGGATGGAGTATCCGATTGAGGCCCCTGTACCGTTGGAGAACTGGAAAGAGGCGAAGGATGGTTGATAACATCTTCAAGGTTGAATTCACTTGGAAGAATCAAAAGCCCGAAATACTGTATATGCAGGGGCCACTCAAAACTGTCATACATTTAGTGACGATCCATACTGAGATACTTAAGGATCGGCATTTGGTCAGTATCACGCTCACTGTCATTGAAATCTGGAAGGTGGGGGCGAATGGCGAAGAGTCGATTTCAATTGAGCCAGTGGAATCCTGATCTAGTCGCCCCGCCTGTACCATGGATTGTTAATCGATTATGGCTAGGACGCGGTAAGATCATGGCGTTCTTTGGTGCGGAGAAGTCGGGCAAGTCCCGAATTTTGAACTGGCTAATTGCATCCATGTTCAGCCCTGCCCACACAGTGCTCGGTGAGCAGGTGATTGATGCCCAGCGGCCAAAGCGGGTGCTTTATTTGCGAGGTGAGGAGGATCAGGCCGAGGTGCAGGATCGTATTAAGGGGTATCTGCACTTGATGGGGGATGACGAGGCGTATACGCGGACTCTGCCCATTGACTTCATCGACGCGATGGGAATGCGACTGGATAGCGTGCAAGGTGAAGGGTCGCGCATGTGGTTTCAAAAGGAGTATATTGAATCACAGCGCTACGACCTAATCCTGATCGATCCACTACGACGTGTACACAGCGGAGAAGAAAATGATAACACAGCCATGGCGAAGATGCACAACAGCTTCCGTTATTGGACAGACCGATTCGGTGTGGGGCTTGGGCTACTGCACCATACTGGGCATTTGAGCGATGATGCGGATATGGAACGGATTGCGACGTGGAGCCGAGGCAATACTGACCTTCCTTCGCTGGTGGATGGGGCACTGTACTTACATGTGTTGCGAGACGATGGGGACATGCGGAAGCTCAAGCTACTGCGCGCCGGGCGAAAACGGTTCGGTGGGCCGATTTTGATTGACGACCTGGGCGATGATCTGGGGTTTCGGGATACGGAGGATTTGCGATAATGCCACAATGCCAAGCACTAGATGATGATGCTGTACGATGCGCAGCCGAAGTTGAGGAAACGAGTGAATACCATGGCAATGAGGATCATATAGTTGTTTACCCGAAACTGGCGGGATGGGTAGAGGTCTACTTGTGCAGTGATCACTCGGGTTTTCCACTGGAGGCAACATGAGCGACACACCATGGCGAGGCTACAAGGGCGTGATGCCAGACAAGGCAACGCTCTGGCGCTGGCGGCAGAAGGCACTGGCGCTTGCGCGTCGAAAGGGGGCACGATGGGTTTGCGAGATTTGCAAGCGGCCAATCGGCAACGAGGAGAAGCGAACTGGCGCATATGGGGAAGTTACGCTACGGGCGCCAAGCAAGAATACGGCGAAGGCAAAGAAGCGCAAGCTATGCTTCGCTTGCTGGGCCACAATCGACGTATTGCTAGATCAGTTGGAGGTAACGGGGGCGAATGAACACCTACCAGCCGAAGACTTTGGAGAGAAGAATGACGAAGCCTAAGACAATTTACGATGTGCTTGATCCGACGCAGATCGTGCAGCCGTTCGTATCACAGTGGGATTTTAACCGAGCAGAACCAACAGATGGCGAAACGTGGACGGAGTTGATTTACGGAGACTCGCATCTGTATCCTGGGCAGGATTTAGATCCATTGCAGATCGTCCAGGCAGTGGCACAGGACTTGCAACCCCATGGAATTACACACATCGGGGATCTAATGGATGTGAATCGGCCCAAGGCGTTTCCGAACGACCCTGCGCTAGATCATACGTTGCAAGAGGAGATCAACATGGGGCGGGCGCATTTGGCCGCGATGTCCGAAGCGTCGCCGCTTAGTCGCCGCCATTTTCTTGAAGGTAACCACGAGGATCGATTACGGCGTTTGCTGTGGGGGTTGAAGGATGGGGCTGAGGTGCTGAATGAATTGGAAGACATCCGTGCAGCAGCCACGTGGCCATCACTGCTGCACTTAGACGAAATCGGCTGGGACTTCACGAGCTATCAGGATCAGCCCGTGCGCGATGGCCTACCAAAGTTCCTGCTCAAGCACGGGACAGTGATTCGTAAGCACAGCGCGTATACTGCTCGCGCTGAGTTGGATACATACCGGCGTAGCGGAGCCAGTGGGCATAGCCATCGGTTGGGGATGCACATGGCGAGCGACCACAATGGTAACCACATGTGGGTGGAGACCGGGTGCACATGCAGCACCCAATCATGGTATGGTAACCAGCGCGATGTGGACTGGCAGCAAGGGTTCGTGGTGATTACGTTTGATCCTGAGACTGCGGCGCCTGCCCCTGAGTTCGTGTATATTCACAAGGGTAAGGCTGTATTTCGGGAGAACATTTACAAGGCAACATAGGAGACAGTAATGGAACCGTATACAGAAATCTGGATGCCGAGCACGAATCGTCGGCCGCGTGGAGCAACTTTGTCATTGGTGGTGATCCATGCACTTGCCGAGTACGTTATTGATAACAACCAGGCCAACTACGGGCCATATTACGTGGAATCCATCGGACTCAGCGCTCATGCTTATATCACACCGCGAGGCCCTGTCATTCGGCAAGTACGAACGAAGGATGTTGCCTGGCATGCCAAGGGGTGGAACGCACAATCGTTCGGTGTGGAGTTTATGGTGCCAGGTGCCCACGATTACGAGTCATTTCTGGCACGCATGAAGGAACCATGGGTAACGCAGCATGCAATGCGTATGGGTGTTCAGGTTCTGGCACAAATCTTGCATGATTATCCTAATGTGGAGTTCACCACGCACGAGAAGTTGGACCCCGAGCGCAAGCACGATCCCGGTCCAATGTTCCCAATGAATTCAATGGTACGTCAAGCGCGCGCGGAGGCAAGTAAGTATGTGGAACCTGGTAGCGATTAGCGGTAAGGCGGGCTCCGGCAAAGATTACATGGCTGAGGAGGTAGTGCAGCCATTGGGGTTCATGCGCTGGAGCCTCGCTTGGCCGATGAAGAATGAGGCCGTGGCTGAGGGTATCGGTACTTGGCAAGACGCTCACCTTTATAAGCCGCCTGAAATGCGCGATTGGTTGCAACAACGCGGGACCGAGCGTGGATGGATGATCCACGGTAAGGACTACTGGGTGGATATGGCCAAGGCGTGGATGGATACTATGTGGACATTCAATGGGGTGGATCGATTCGTGGTACCTGATATTCGTTTTCCGCACGAAGTGGAATGGGTGAAGCGAATGGGCGGCTTATTGATTCGCATGTGGGCACCTGGCCGAGAAAATGACAGTGGGCTTGACACGCACGGGCGACAGCACAGCAGCGAGACTGCACTGGACACGTATAGTTTTCCCATTGTGGTTGGTAATGACTTTACCGATGATGATGCTGAGGATGAAGTACGGCGGCATGTAATCAGTTATCTGGAGACGCGATAATGGAAAAGTCATGGGAAATCTGGCATGTGGGTTTGCATTTGGAAGTGTATGACCCAACAGATACCCGCAATCTTGCGCTGGCAGTGATTCTCGCGAAGAGCGCTTTCGGCATCGCTGTTTCGCTGTGGGACCGAGTATTATTCCTAGGATGGTTGGTATGAACAACGTTGACCATATCGACGCACGTATCGGAGCGAGTACGAGCTACAGTGTTGATCCTGAGGAGTATATGATCGGTACCACCGTCGAGCTTACGTTAGGTAAGGCCGTGTGGGAGAATTTGGCAAAGATTGACGAGCCAACCGCAGCCGCTTTCTTCTACCAGCACTTTTACATGCTGCTCCGGCAGTTTGGCTACAGCATTGGTACTATTAAACGAATGCACCGGAGTGCAGAAGCAATGAACATTCGACACTTACTGGAGGCTGCAAATGCGGTACGGGTTAAGCCTGCCCTTCCGAGTGATAGCGCTGGTGTGCTTGCTGTTGGCAGCAGTGGCGTGGCTAATAGTAACATGGATCAGCGAAGCCCCGAACTTCGGAAAGATGCTCTTGCACTCGGTGGAGGAGTATGAGCAAGGGACACAAGCGTCGTCCATTTGGCGTTTGTGATCAGGAGCAGTTCGATCTAAACTAGGAGAGTACGTTCAATGGCACGCCCGAGCATCAAGAAGAAGCGGTTCGCAAGCCTGTATGTCCATGGTCCCGAGCGGGGGAATTGGGCAAAGACGAGTGAGTTGGCTGGGTACAAAGATCCGCCTAGCATAAACGATGCTGAGTTGCGGGATTTGATCGCACGCGAAGGGGGTACGGTGCCGGAGGAGTTTGAGCCAGTATCAAACCATCACCGTATTGAAGTGCCTGAGGAGGTGATTACAGCAGTCGATCCCGACGCTGAGCTTCGTGAGACACAAGAACTTGCGATGCAGAACGAGATGCGGGACGCGCTAGAGGGTGTGGACTTCCCCGAACCGGGTGATCCGAACGAGCAAGAGAAGTGGGTGGTGGTTGCGCAGCGACTGACCCCAATCTACAAGAATATCGCAACCGGCTGGCTGGACGCGAATCAGGGTCAGCGCATGGTGTTGCAGAACATTATGGATCGAGCATATGGCAAGGCTGGGCAGCGGGTGAAGGAGGAGGATGATGACAGTTCGGTTCAGGGGGTTGTTCTACTACCGGTGGTTGGGCATACAGCAGGAGCGCATATCGAAGTATTGAAGACACTAACATGCTCTAACTGCGGAGAGAAAGTACATTTCATTCGGGAGGAAGACGATGCTAGCGATCAGTGAGTTGCAAAAGCAGGCGTTCAAGAACGAGAACGAGAAGGGTTGGTACGCGCCTGGGCAGGACGATACGATCATTCCTCAGAAGTTGATGCTGATCGTGACTGAGGTTGCGGAAGCGATGGAGGATTTTCGCGTGCGGGCTATGGGCACAGTGATCAGTGATGAAGGCAAGCCCGAGGGTTTCCCAACTGAGCTTGCGGACATTATGATCCGTACGGCCGGGCTGGCTGCGCGGCTGGGTATCGATCTGGAGAAGGAAGTGTCGCAGAAGCTGGCGTTCAATCGCACACGGTCCTACCGACACGGTAACAAGCGGGCGTGATGAAGCGGAAGGTGATCTGGGAGCCGAATCCTGGCCCCCAAACGTATTTTCTCACAGCGACATCACGTGAAGTGCTGTACGGTGGTGCAGTTGGCGGCGGCAAGACGGAGGCGCTGATTCAACTGCCGCTTTACCGTATGCAGAATCCGAAGCACCAGGGTATCATTCTCCGGCGCGAGTCGAAGTATCTGCGCGAACTGATCGACCGTCAGAAGCTGATCTACCCGTTGGTGGACCCTGGTGCCCGTTGGTACGAATCCAAGGACAAGTGGTACTGGCAATGGAGTAGTGGCGCGAAGACTTGGATGGGATATGCCGAGCACGAGTTGGATATCGAAAAGTTCCGGTCGTTCGAATTTGACCTGATCGAATTCGAAGAATTGACCGAGTTCACCAAGTACCAGTACGAGTACATGTTTCTCCGTAACCGTAGTAAGGACGGGAACCTGCCTGCGATTATCCGAGCCGCGACGAATCCTGGCGGCGAGGGCATGGCATGGGTGTTCGACCGGTTCATTGATGAAGAAAAGGGACATGTGCCTTACAAGATCGAGAAGATCGAAGTGCCCTGGAAGAACAAGAATCTAAGCATCACCCGCCAGTTCATTCCCAGCACAGTGTACGACAATCCCAAGCTGCCGAACAAGGAAGAGTATATTGCGGGCATTGCTCAGACCGAGGGCGTGCTGGCCGATGCGTACCTTGAGGGCAAGTGGGGCAAGTTCCGAGGACAGTACTTCCCAAAGAACCCAATCGAAGTCCCTGCGGTACTGGCTGATCGAAACTACTACATCATCCGGTGCATGGATTACGGCTGGGGAGATCCCACCTGCGTTATGCATTTGATCGTGTACCCAACGTTGGGGTTTGTGGATGTTGCCAGCGAGCTATACGGCGCGGGGATGACCACTGACAGCATTGCTCAGATGGTGCAGCATACCGAGAAGGAGAACGGGTGGACGAACAAGGTGATCTTTAGCGTGCTGTCACCGGATATATTCAAGGAGACTGAGCGCAACAATAACCAGAGTATCCCGACCATGCTGAACGAAAAGGGGGTGTGGTTTACGCGGGCCAACAACGACCGGGTGTCAGGCTGGGCGCGGATTGCCCTGCTTATCTCGCGCGGCCAACTACGTATGTGGCAGGGTCGAGCCCCGCATCTCAAGCGTACGCTGACGAAGCTGCCACGGGATGTCAACAAGCCCAATGATATCAAGGTCAAGGGAACGGACGATCACGCGGCTGAATGCCTGCGGTATGGGGTTATGGAGTTCTGGGATAAGATGCTGGAGGGGGCGCTGAAGGCCGCGGAGCAGCAGGATCTGCCGATTCACGGGTCGATGAACCGAGATCCTGGCGTGGATTCTCGTGGGAACTTCTTGCCAATGACGCGGCCTGGGGACGAACTGGGCTTGCCAGGGTGGAGCTAGACTGCCATATTACTACCTTAACGCTGAGGGGGCGAAATTGTACGAGTTCCTAGGGACCGCCGCATGGTGCGTGACAGTGTACATGATGGTGCGGCTGGTGGCTAAGTCAGAACTGTCATTTCGGCCGAAGGTAGAAATCACTCTGCCAGAATGGCCGTGGCCTGAAATGCACTTTCCAGCAATCGCGCTGAATGTACACCCACAGCCCGAGCCCGTGGTTGAGGTGAATGAGAACAACGCGTTGCCGAACCTGCCGATGGAGATTCAACTGTTCATCGCGCAGGAGAGCGAGGAGTGGATGCAGGAGGATCTGCTGCGTCGAGCGCACCACATGTACCGTGAGTACAAAAATTGGGACAAGGTGATGCCGATGCTGCAGGCGTTAGTCACCGGAGGGTGGGAAAAGGAACAGGAAGATAGCTAATGGCTCAGGACAACGAATTTACAGATGTTAATCAGGCAGATTCGTCCGGTGATGGTAAGGACGCAACACGCAAGGGTGTAAAGTTGTATGGCAGTAACTTTCCTGGCAAGACCCGTAACGGGACTGATTGGCGGAAGTGGATTACTGATCGAATGAGTGAGCAGAACGGTGTGATGCGGGATAAGCGGTTGCATTGGACGCGACATCGGCACTTTCGACAGGGGCGGCAGTGGATCAGTACGCGAGATGGGCGTACATGGCGTGAACCGCAGGGTGATAAGAATAGCATTCGGGCGGTACTGGATCAGATTGGTCCTGCCATTGACTTCCGACTTGCGATCATCACCGAGCAGAAGCCGGGGTTCCGTACTCACCCGCTGGGTACTGGTATCAGCGCGAAGGAGACTGCTGAAGCGCAGCAGGCGCTGGCCGAACATTATTACAATAAGCAGAATGGGCTGAAGCTGCTGACCGATGCCAAGAGCAACGCGTATACCGATGGTGTAGCATTTTTGCATGTGTTTGTTGACAAAAACGCAGGCCCAACCCGTGAGGATGTGGAGTTGATTCCACCAGGTGATCAGCGGTTTGAGATGATGAAGGCGCAGGGATATGAGGTTGGTGCGGACGGGTTGTTGCGCATTGGGTTGGCCGAATCCGGCGACCACATGCCTCTGGGCGAAGAAACACGTGAATTTCCAACAGGCGACATTGCCACACGAGTGGTGATGGCCAGCGAGGTGTTTGTAGATGCCGAAGCCAAGACAGTCAACGGGCCATACGACCGTGCCAAGTGGCTTATCATTCGACGAATTCGTGACCTTTCCAGTGCACGGATCGAAACAGGCAATCCTAATTTGGAAGCGGATAGCACCAGTATGGCTGTGGACCCCGTACTTGACGCAATCGACTTTGCCGGGACCCCCTCGACTTCCGGTGGTTACTCGCGTGGACTGCCTCCTTTCCCAGCCTCGCGTTTTCGGAGCCGAGTTGTAAAGGAGTCGGTGTTCGACTACCTAGTTTACATCGCGCCTGCAGCAGAAGCTGGGAATCCTGATGGTCTGTGGCGGCGAATCATAGGTAACAAGGTAGTAGCGGGTGATAACGAACTGCCCGGTGGTAAGATTCCAATTGCGCGAATTACTGATGGCAGTACTGACCCAGAGTTCTACCCGCGTCCAGTAATGTCCACGTGGATCAATGACCAGTTATCGATCAACGCACTGTGGAGCAAGCTACTTGAACACGCACGGATCTTTGGTACCGGTCGGGTGATGGCTCAAAAGGGTACGTTGATCACAGAAACATACAGCAACATCGTCGCTAGCGTGCTGGAGTATACCGGTGCAAAACCAGAGTATCTACCGGGCACCCGTGCGGCCGGTGATACGTGGCAGCAATTGGAGATGGCGATCAAGATGATCCAGGACAAGACCGGGTGGAACGATCTTGCCCGTGGTCAGGTGACTGGTAGCGGGAGTTTCAGCGATGTCAGCGGCCGGGCGTTGCTTGGTGCGCGGGAGTTGTTCGAACGTAACTTCAGCCTCGACATTCGCGCAGCCGCTATGGGTATGTCGGATTGGTCAACGCTAATTGTGGACTACGCGCGGTGGTTGTTTGACGAACCGCGAATGATTCCAATTACTGGCCGTGGTGATCTTGCGAAGAAGATTGAGGGTAAGGATTTGGGTGAAGAGAATGTAGTGTATGTTGATCCTGAAACTCTGACACCACTACCTCGCGCACTGCGTAATCAGATGTTGTTTGATCTATTGCAGCAAGGATTGATTACAATAAACGAGTATAAGCGGCGAGCACCATTCGCAGAAATTCGAAATGTTCACTTTGGCGAACAAGGCCAATGGGAGCGGGCGCAGTGGATTAACACGTTCTTGGAAGAAAACTGGCAGACGCTTTCGCAGGTCCAGTTCATCGAACGATACGCGCCCGGTGTAGGTGCGCCTGTGTGGTGGCAGGATGATCCAACTACGCATCAGATGGCGTTGGAGGAAATTATTCACGATGAGCGTAAGCCAGTACAACTACGAGACATTGCGTCAGAGCGTTGGGGGCTGTATGATCAGTTGAACCGAACGAAGGTTCCTGATCCGACTACAGGTCAGGTAGTACCGCTGGACGAGCCGCTGGCGTTGGTTGCTCGTGGCGTGCCACTAGATATGCTACCGCAGGCTCAGCCGCCTCAGCCGATTGCTCAGATTCCTGAACAACCGGGGCCAGGTGGCGTAGCACAAGCAATCGGAGCACAACCGCCAGGCACACCGGGCTCACCCCCGGCACCAGGTAACGTAGGTTCGGCGGGAGCACCGCAGGCAAGCGCTATTCCGAACGCAGGACCAGTAGCAGTACCACAGCAACAGGCACCGGCTCTTGGTGAGTTCGGAGCAGTAGAACGACGTGGCAGTGATCTACCGCCACAATAACTAGGAGGCAACATGTCTGACGGAGCATTGGATTTTGGCAAATTGATGGATGAAGGAGTGGAGGTCTACGAGCAGTCGCTGGTAGATCCTGATGACAAGAGTGGAGAAGAAGAAGGGAAGGAACTTGATCTAGAAGCGATCAAGGCTGAGCTTGGTGATGATGCCAAGGGGTTGTCAGACGAAGAGATTACCACTCTGTACAATGAAGCAAAGCCCGAAGAAAAGGAGGGTGAAGAGGAAAAGCCCGCTGAGGGTGAGAAGGAAGCGGAAGAGAGCGGCGAGAAAGCTGAGAAGCCGGAGGATCAGTCGAAGCCTGAGGCGATGGAGTTCGCCAACGAAGAGGCTTTCATGGGCCATACCATGAAGATTACGGTGAACGGCCAAGAGACAGAAGTAACCGTTGCCGAAGCCAAGCGCGCGGTGGAGCGGGCAGCGCTGAATGAACAGCGGATCAATGCAACCGTGGCTCAGCGTAATGAGCTTGCAGACGCCAACACCAAGCAGGGCGAGGAACTGACAGCACTTCAGAAGGACGCGAAGTACTGGAAGTGGGTGATGGACGACGAGACTGGCGGTCGGTTCCTAGAAGCCCGCAAGGCATATAGCAAGGCGATTCTGGATGCGGGGCCAGAGCAGGCGACAGTAGCCCCAGCCGCAACCGGTGAGTACACGGCTGCGGAAACGAAGGCAGGTTGGGACTTCTACAACAAGACACTGAAGGGACCAGTGCGAGAAATGGCACGGTCGTTCAGTCGAGAGGGGTCGCCAACTACGGCGGCGGATGCACAGTTCTTAGAAGATCAGATCGAGACTGCTCTGGGTGGGTTGCTGGAGAAGGAAGGTCGGTTCTTGTCAGAACCCCGCCTTCGTGAGATTTTCCAGTTCGACCTGCCAGACATGATTCGTGGGGCCGGTTGGAAGGGTGTGGGCGTGATTGCCCCCGCGACGCAGAGTACTGATAGTGATGAAACTCTTGCTCTCAAGGCTCAGGTGGGGAATATGAAGCGAGAGTTGACAAAACGGAAACTTGCTAGCGCCCCCGATGCAGGTGGAGGTGGAGTTGGAGCAACGGGTGGAGAAACTGGGAAGAATCGAATTGATTCGGCAAAGTCAGCGGCTGAAGTTATGGAAGCCCTGAGCGATCCGAAAGAAACCTTTGGTATGTAAGGAGTTGGAAAATGAGCGTTAAGCCGCTAGAAAATCTGAATCGCGCGATGGTGAATGCCTTTGGTGGGGCACAGTCATATCTTGTGCTCGGTCGAGGGACAACTTTAGGTGCAGGTGTTCGTCATTTGCACATATTCAATCCATCCGATAGTAAAATGGTGCTGATGGTGCATGATATACGGGTAGTGAATTTGACTACTGCTGCACTAGCCGGTACTGCTGAGGAGTTTGAAGTTCGGCGTACGACCCTAGCTCCAGATACTGGTGGGACAAATTTGACACCGTTCAAGTTCAACAGTCGCCAGGCTGATTTGCATGTGGGTGCTACAGTTATTGCCACCGCAGTTGGAGCAACGGGTGTAACAATGAAGCGGGGAGGCACTGTTGCTGGCGGTGCTTCAGAAGAAGCAATTTTCCCAATCGTAATTGGCACGGATGAAGTCACACCAACTACAGCCGGGCAGACCGGGGCTGATTTGATGTTTCCCTTCGGTTTTGGAGTTGGGCCTTTTGATTTGAATCCTAATGAAGGCTTGACTGTGGTACAGATTGATGCTGGAACTCTTGGAGAATTGGCATGGTGGTTTGCCTATAGCGTTTTGCCTATAACCTAGAGTATATTACTTAGCCAGGAGGTTACAGTGGAAGTGATTGTGATTTTTCTAGTAATAGGATTTATTGCCGGAGCATTAGGGATGTTTGTAGGATTGCTATTGATGCAGCGATACAAGATTTGGCGTGTCAGCCAACTCAATGCTGGCACAAAGAATTATCAGGTCGCGCTGTACGGAATAGAAAACGAATTACAAGCTCTAGTCGATACGGATGATGCGAAAGAGGCTAAGCGAGCTTGGGAGCAAGGGAAATTGTTGGTACCGAATGGAAGTCGGATGGAATTTGTGTCTTATGGAGTTACTACAAATGTGCAAGTAGGAGAGTTAGAGTAAATGCCGTTGAGTTTAGGCGATCGCGTGATCATTGATGGTGAGCCAACTGAAGTTGAATCGTTCTTCACTCGCCTCCATCCTAATGACGAACTGATCGACAAATGTGTGCTTACTGGCATCATGCGCCACGTCAAAAAGATTCGCGACCTGCGACAGGATCGAGTTCTCGGGTGGTATGCTTACGGGCAACTGCTGTCGGTGTCGATGCGCACGCGGTGGGAGGCGCAGATCGGGCGGTCGATTCTTGCTGAGGAAGAACCGGCGATTTGGAAACGCGGTGCGTTTCACGACTCACTACGTGTACTGGACTCATCGCGGAACGTAGCCATCGCGGCTCGCAAAGCTGATCTTATCCGCTTTCGCGACAACCCTGATGCGCATCCGATACGGGGTAAGACACTCACAGTAGATACTGTAGCGCGATACAACCGCCAGATCGCGGCCTGTGACATCCGGATGCTGAAACGGACTGGAGAACTCTAGGATGGCGCTGGCCGTTGGTGATTTCACGACTCTGGTTGATGCAAAAGATGATACCGATCTTGACTCGTACACGTTTGGGCTTTCTGCGGCATTGACAGCGAGTGAGCTAGGTTTAGCTGCTATCCGAGCACAAAACGTTCAGAATGCTGATCCTCCAACGCCCGATGTTACACTATCTGGTATCACAATGTCTCTTGAAGTCAATATTTCCGTGAGTTCGTTTCAACGATCCTGGTTCTTTCGGTGTTTAGATGCCAGTCCAAGCGGGACGAATATCGTTATTGACTTTGGCGGCGATGATATGACTTCATGTGCTGTTGAAGTTGAGAATGTAGCCAATATTAACACGGGTGGAACGAACGGTGCGGATGCGGTCGTGCAATCAGGTGGGACGTTGGCGACAGGCACGGCTCCTTCTCATACACTAGCGAGCTTTGCCGATGCGGTGAACAATGCAACATTTGGTTGTGTTATGACATATTCAGGTGCGACCGCTGTTACTGCTGGTTCAGGATTTACACTCATTGGTGATAGCAGCATGGGTGATCATGTTGAGTGTGAAGCTCAAGCTGGCGAAGATACTACTGTTGATTTTAGTTTCTCCGCGAGCCAAACCCACATTACGTACGCGGCAGAGATTGCCGAAGCAGTATCAGGTATTATTACAGAATTGCTCCAGCTTCCGCATCACATGCGCGCTGGCTTTAATCGATTACATGGAGGATTCTCCGCATGATTGTTACCGCTGGAAAGACCAATGTATCAGTCTACTTTTACATTGTACAAGACGCAAGTGCAACCTCACCTGGTGAACCAGTAACAGGATTGTTGTTCAGTGATATCGAAACAGGTGGTTCGGCTTCCTACGCACGTCAAGGTGCGGCTCGTGTAGACCTTACACTTATCACTCTAGCTTCTGCTTCGGCTGCGCATGCTGATGGTGGATTTATCCTAGTTGATGATACGAATATGCCGGGCGTCTATCGGTGTGATTTTCCCGATTTGGCATTTGCAACAGGTGTGGACGAAGTGTCGTTGGCATTGGTGATAGCCTCTGCTAATAATGCGGTCGCGGCTCCATTAAAGGTGCAGATCCTTGCTGTTGATCTGCGAGATGCTGTGCGGGGAGGTATGACAGCACTGCCGAATGCTGCTGCCGATGCTGCAGGTGGCTTGCCACTTTCAGATGCGGGTGGATTGGATTTGGACAGCCGCTTAGATGCTGATGTATCGAGCCGGTTGGCTCCTACGGTAGCAGCGCGTACTTTGGACATAACGGCAGCAGGTAATGCGGGAATTGATTGGGCAAACGTTGAAAATCCCACAACGGTTTTGGACTTGGCGGGAACAGATATTCAGCTAGTAGACACAACAACGACCAATACTGATATGCGTGGTACAGATTCAGCCGCTCTTGCTTCAGTACTAGGCGCACTTGCCGATGCTGCTGCAGCCGGTGATCCTACCAGTGCGGACACAATAATGCAGTATTTGAAACAGTTGATTAACACACTTGAGGGTACCGTGGGTATTCCTACGTATCCTGCAAGTGTTGATCCAGCTAACAATGTGAGTTTGGCTGAGGCAATTCGCGCAATTAGTGATGATGTCACTGGAGTTGCGGGTTCTGCAATGCGCGGAACGGATTCTGCATTGCTAGCAGCAAGCGCACCAACTAATTTCGGTGATTTGGCAATCACCGTCACAACCGGACGCGTAGATGTTGGTAACTGGTTGGGCAGTGCAGTGAATGCTTTGATTGCTGGGCGTGTTGATTCTAACACTCAGGCAATGGGTGCAAATGTGATGACTGCGGCAGCCGCTGCAGCAGATTTGGGAGAAGAATTCGCTGATGTTTTGCTTGGTCGAAACATTGCTGGAGGCAGCAATGGCGGACGAGATGTTACGAGTGCACTGCGGGCTGTTCGTAATCGAGTAGATATCGTTGGTGGTACAATGACTGTGTATCAGGAAAATGATTCTACTGCTGCTTGGACTGCGGCTGTAAGTACGGCTGCTGGTGATCCGATTACACAGATCGATCCGGCATAATGTTGCTACTGAAGTTCTTCCCGCGACAACGCGGAGATGCTGTAGCAGCACCTCCGGTTGTCTCGCAGCGTCGTCACTACGCACAGTATGCGGGTGGGGGGCGAGGTCGACGGCGCTCAATAGCGTGGTTGATCCTCACCTTTTCACAGTGGTGGTGGGTGGGCTAGCCCCAGTATGTATCCCTTGCTTCGGTGGGCTGCGGTAATGACGGCATTAGAATAGCAATCGTCCTGTTTGGGCGCGTGCCGAATTGACTCCCCACTCCAACAACATTCGTCGTAGGTCGTCGCCGGTTAGCTTGTCTTCGAACCATGCTTTGAAGATAGCCTCTTCCTGATTACCCAGTGTCAAAGCCAATTGTGGTGTGATTGACGGTCCAATAGTATTGAACCGCGCACGTAGTTGGTCAGCCAACTGATCGGCATTGACATACACTTGTGAATTCATAATCGCTTCAGCACCAGCCAACGCTGACGCGCCGAAGTAGCGCTGGCGCATCTGGAAGACTTCTAGCGCCTCCGGTGTACCACCAGCTAGTGTTCGTCGCTTAAGTGTTGGCACACCAGCTTTTACTCGCTGCATTTCAATGATAATTGGATTATCAGTAGCCTTACGCGGTGTGGTTGGCAATAGCATGTTTGCAATCGCGCCTGGTGTCCGTTGGATAGTTTCACCAAAAGCATTACGCTTCTGTGGTAAAGTCTTGCTGAGCACAGGTAGGCGTGATAGGAACTCTTCGTGCACACCATCGCGATTGCGAATCGATGCGTCGAGTGATCGTGTGAGAGCGGCTACACCGGCTGGGATGAAGCTACCCACGAGATCCTGGATCGGGCCTCCTGCTGATTCCACAGGCTTGTTCCAGAGATTGATGAATTCGCGGATACCAGTAAAGAACGGTTGTTCCGCAACTGATCGTAGAGACGCTTGTGCAGAACCGAGAACGAGACCACTGGCCACACCACCCGGCCCTGGACGCCCCTGCTGCACGAGTTCGCGGATGGTCGCGCCCATGGCGAGTAGATTACCGCCCGGCATGATAGACCCAACCTTGTGCCAATTGTCGCCAATACGAACGCTGTTAGTTTGCATACCGGATGCATCAAACACATTACGTTCTGATGTCCCGAACTTAGGCGCTTCGCCAACTAGCACTCCATGCTCAGCCATCATCCAACCAAGAGAGATTAGACCAGCACCCGTAGTAGCTCGCCCGAGTAGGTCTACTGCATCGCGCTGATGCTTGAAGATGGTGTCGAATTGCTTACTACCCTTTGGAATCTCCGCGCCCTTCACACCTTTACGAGCAATACCTGCTAGCTTCGCGCCCTGTCGCACGTGCACAGCACCCATCATGAAACCAAGCGGTGAATACTCTAGCACACGTTGGAATAGGGCTGAGGGTGTTGTTCGGAATGGGAAGATGAATTCGGCCGCTGGAAATTCACGTACGAGGTTGTTGAGCAGTTTACCAAAGCCAGTAGCATCAGTAAACGTTGCTACTTCAGCATCGTGAATAGCTGTGAAGACCATTTCATCATCAAACGCCTTCCGCTGCATTGTCTTATCCACAAAATTGTCAAGTGGTTTGCCCCGCAAGCCCTGATCAATTCCCTGAGCACGCAGTGAATTTCGCAGTGAAGATTCCACTGCCACTCCCTTAAATACTTGGTCGCCTGCACTCAGCCCGCGGAAAATTGTACGAGCGTAGATATCGAGATAGGCATTGCCCAGCGTGCCACCTTCGTTGAATGCCTTGAATAGATCAGCCTTTGGTGTGATTGGAGCGCGGCCCTGCATCGTTTCACGGAAGCTGCGCATGCCGAATGGGATGCCGCCGCCACGCGTGCCAGTGAACTTACCACCGCGTTGGAACGCGTTGAACTGGCCGCGTAGTTGATCAATAGACGAGCCCGCGCGGATACGCCGTCCGGTCATTGCCTGGTTCAGCAGCCGGTCGAAGAAAGCAGAGGGAGCCTTAGAAGCTTCCTGAAGCGCGAGCATAGTTGTGTTACCCGTTACGTTTAGCACGTGAGTCTTGGGGTTGGTAAGTAGCCCGGCCTTCCACAGTGTTACCATCTTCTGAAAGCGTGTTAGGGACGGCTTAGCGGGCACTGAGGTTCCGAACCCAGCCAGAGATAGCTGAGATGGTGAGACAGCACCACCAGTTGGGCTGCGGAGAGACTGGACGATTTCACTGCGACGGCCTAGCTCGTCCAGCAGCGCACCTGATGCACGCCCTGCGATGGTTAGTACAAGGTCGAGGGCTCCACCGGCTGCTGCACCGATGGCAGCAGTAGTTAACCCGGTCTTGAGTGGGTCTTCACCTGGCCCAGCACTTACTGCACCCTGCATGAAATCAATTGGCGCGAAGGTCAGAGCGTCTACTGCTGCTCGACCCTTCAGACCAGATGCTCGCAGTGCTTGGAGCCGAGCGGCTGTACGAGCACCTCGCTGGCCAAGCTTAGCAACACCCTTGAGAATGCCAGCACCGCCTAGCAATACCTGGCTACCTTCACCTACGATGGTACCTGCGATGTTACCTGCGCGACCGGACTTTCGTTCCAGATCCGCATCGAAAAACTCTGTCACATCGGCACCTGCCGAAGCGGCAGTACGCTCAAAAATGTCATCACCAGGGATTAGCAAGCCTGGAAGGCCAACCAACGATGTCACGGACTTGGCACCACTTGCGGCTCCCGCGCGCAGGAAGTTCTCTACTGCCCCACGGTTCGGGCTCCGGCGCTTGGGTACAGTATCTCCCCGTGCTGCACGCAATGCATCTCGCACGCTTTGCAGCATACTATCACTGTTCGGGCCTCCAAAGGTCTGCTGCTGACGTGCTGCGTGTGCGCGACGGACTCGGGAGGCTAAATCATCCTGGTGTGCCATTAGTTGTTAGTCAGTCCCTGTAGGAAGCTGAGTGGTACTTCTTCACCTTCAGGAGCACGGTCAAGCCGTCGAATTACGTCTGTTTCGGTGAATTCGATCTCAAGGCTCCGCAGAGCTTCCTTCGCTTCGCGGATGTCAGATTCGCTGAAGATTTGCCGCTTGGACTCCATTTCAGCCAAAGCTTCATCACCTGTGCGATTGCCACCTAGCACATCCAACAGTAGTTGCTGTAGCATTTGATCCTTTGCTGCGTCTGCTGCGCTGGCCTGTACTTGTGGGCCAGCGTTGGTAGCGTCGGCAGGAGCACCAACAGGGCCTCCTCCAGCAAGACCACTCTGCGCAAGGATGTTGAAGTTACGGAGTTCAGATTCAGCCTTCTCCTGCTCAAGTGCTGCTACCGCATTGGACGCATCACTGACAATTAACTGAGCATCAAGGGGGTCCACACCAAAATCTTCAACAAGTTGCTGCACTACAGATGCTGGGTCCGAGCCAGGAATTCCTTGCCGAGGATTTCCAGTTAACTGCGCCTGAGCATGCCCTGACATCCGTGAGAATTGATCACGTTCAGCACTCACATTGGCACTGTTACGAAAGCCCTCCAACTCGATTCGATTGGCCCGGTCTAGCTCAGACTCGCCACTGATGAATTCACGTTCCTCAGTAGCACGACGTTCTGCACCAGCCTCACCGCGTTCGAACAGGTCTAAATCAAATGCTCGGCCAGCTTCCCGATCTTCAGTCTGTGAAGTTAGCCGGTCTCGTTCAAGCTGCTCGCGAGAGGCGCGAAATGCTGACTCTTCATTTTCCTGTTCC